AACCTTCTATAAAAATTATGCAAGAGATAACAACAATAACCTCACATCCAAATCAAAGAATGCAGCTTGTGCTGGATAACAACGAAACCGTTGATTTTCGACTTTATTACTGTGCAAGAATGCAAGCTTGGTATTACGATTTCACTTATAAAAACTTTACAGTTAACTGTTCTAAGGTTGTACTTTCTCCAAATAGTGTGAGAACTTTTAAACGTTTAATTCCTTTCGGTTTAGCGTTTATAAGTAATGGCGACACAGACCCTTTTGAAATTGATTCGTTTTCAAGCGGGCAGGTTAATATGTATGTTTTGAATACGGCAGAAGTTCAACAAGTAGAAGAAGAAATATATTATCAATGATAAAAAAACAAGGTATATATAGAGTTACAATATATTCAAATGAAAATACGATTATTGTAAAATCACCGATTACAGCTCAAATCAATATTACACGTGGTGTTATGTGCGATGCGACAAAAGCAACGGTGCAGCTTTATAACCTTGCGCCATCAACCCGTAACAGCATATTTCAAGACGTTTTTACCTATGATATTCAAAAATGGAAATATGTACACGTTGAAGCAGGTTACGGTAATGAAAATTCTATGTCTATGATATTCAAAGGCAGAATTTTACAAGCTTATTCGTATAAATCAGGCGGTCAAACAGATGTTATAACAGAAATTCAAGCACAGGCATTAGATATTTTAGATTGTCAAACATCCATTACCGTAGAAGCAGGAACCTCAAAACGCGAAGCAATCCAACAATGTGTAAATGATATGCCTAATGTGATTTTAGGTAATATGGGTAACATTGAAGGAAATTTCTTAACTTCAACAACTTTTGAAGGTAATAGTCTAAATACTATAAATGAAATCGTTGGCGGTAATGCCTTCGTTGATAACGGTGTTTTAAATATTCTTTTAAATAATGAAGTATTGGACGTTCCTGTACCTGTCATTACAGACGATTCAGCGTTGCTTGAAACTCCTATGCGCCGTGATGCAAATTTAACAGTAAGAATGCTCTTTCAACCAGATTTAGTTGTTGCACAGCTTTTAGAAATTAAATCAAGCATTTCACCGAATTTTAACGGGCAATATAAAGTTTTAGGCTTTACACACGATTTAACTTTTGGAGATGGAATAGCAGGTTCACGAACTACAACTGTTGATTTGTGGATTGGTCCATTATTACCGGGAGCATCGGAAGCCTCACAATCCAATAAAATTGACAGCAATTTTAATAAGGTTAAAGGTTTTGATATATCAACTGTAAATCCTGCTCCTGTTGGGAGATGGTTAAAACCAGTTAAGGGAAAATTAACAAGTCCTTATGGCCGACGTTCACGACCTGTTAAAGGAGCAAGTACACAGCATAATGCTTTAGATATTGGGGTGCCTGTAGGTACTCCGGTAAAAGCTCCGGCAGATGGAAACGTTGCTGCTGCTAAACTTATGGATGGTTACGGTTATTGTATATTCCTATTTCATGGAATATTAAACGGTGTAAGTGTTGATAGCAGATATGCACATTTGAGCAAATTTGCAGTAAGACAAGGACAAAATGTTAAAGCCGGGGAAATTATTGGATATTCAGGCGGTGCTAAAGGCGCGCCGGGAGCAGGTTATTCAACAGGTCCACATCTTCATTTTGAAATAAGAGAAAACGGGGAACCAGTTAATCCGATAAAATATGTAGGAGCTTATTAAATGCAAATAACAAATTCTTTTTTAAGTCAGGCGACACAGCCTGATATGCTCACAACATTAAAATCTCTTAAAGAAAATACAGGTAAAGAGCTAAACTGTATGCGTATTGGAATTATACAGGAGTTTTACCCCGAAGATTTGACGGTTCAAGTTTTAATTTCAAATAAAAAAGATACGGGATTAAATCCTGACGGTACAAAGCAAATGAGAGATTTTGCGCCCATTCGCGCTAAACTCTGTTATTGCAACCCTTTTTTAAGTTTTCCGCTAAAAAAGGGTGATGAATGTGTTTTATTATTTTCCGATAGAGAAATTGAAAGTTGGTTTATCAATGGTGATGTAAACCCTATAAATCATCCAAGAATGCACGCTTTTACAGATGCGGTTGCAATCGTCGGATTAAGGTCATTACCTAATATGATTCAGATATTAGCAGATTGTTTGAATTTATTTTATGGTCAATCAAATATAGCATTGAGTGAAGAACTTATAAATATTACAGCTCCAACTGTTCAGGCGGCTAATTTGCAAGCAATGAACGGAGCAAGCGGGAATTTAGTAGATAGTCAAGAAAAAATGCTTGCAAAAGTAGAACACGGGATAATTACAGAGATTTATTAATGAAAATTCGAAATATTGATAAAACAAATGATTGGACATTTGGACAGGGGTCAAACAATTACGTACGAGGAGCGTATGCAGTTGCTATCGATATAAAAATGAAACTTCAAGAATGGACACAAGACTGTTTTTTTAATTTACCTGCAGGTATTCCTTGGGATGTTCGATTGGGTTCAAAAAATCAAAAATACTTATTAGATGTTGATATCTTAAGAATTTCACGCAGTGTTGAAGGGGTTTTAAATATATTTAATTTTGAAAGTTCTGTAGATGTTCAAACACGGCGATATAGATGTTCTTTTAACGTATATCAAGCATATTCAACAGAATTACTACCAATCAACTTTGAATTTTCAATTTAAAAAGATTATAAAATAAAAGGATTATAAAATGGCAGAAGGAATAACTGATAACGGCTTAATATTAGATGATTACAATACTATCTTAAGTAATATCCAAGCGGATATGAATTCTATTTATGCCTCTGATGGTGATAGTATAAATTTTAGCTCTGAAACTCCTGACGGGCAAATGACAAATATTTTAGCACAAATGGGAAGTGACTTAAGAGAATTGTATCGAGAAGTTTATAATTCATTTGACCCTTCAAAGTGTTCAGGAGTAATACAAGATAGCCGCTTTGCTATTAATTATTTATTTCGTCAAGGCGGTACTTTTACCATTCAAAACATTGATGTTACAGTTAATCAAACTGTTACTCTTCAAGGTTTAGATGCTTCTTATAACGATATTAACGCAGCTTCTTATACTGTCTCAGATAATGCAGGGAATTTATGGTATTTAATTGATACTATTACTATTGAACCAGGTATACATTCATTACCATTTAGAGCTAAAAATATGGGTTTGGTTCAAACTGTTGTAGGAACAATTACCACGCAAGTTACAACGGTTTTAGGTGTTGTATCTGTTAATAACTCAACAGCCCCAACAACCTTAGGTGCAGACCAAGAAACTGACAGCGCTTTCAGAATACGACGTGAACGCTCAACCGAAAAAAGCAGTTTAAATAATATTGATGCAATGCTTTCTCAAATTCTTGATCTTGACGGTGTTTCTGATGCGACAACTTGGGTAAACAATACAAACGAAACAGATTCTACAGGCACATTACCGGGCTACATTTGGGTCATAGTCGAGGGCGGAGCCAATTCAGATATTGCAAATGCTATCTACACAAATGCTTGCGGACATGGAACACGTGGAGAAATAAGTGTTGATGTTCCTGCAGTTTCAGGACAAATTTTTAATACTCATTTTGACCGCCCGACTCCGATTCCGCTTTATATAAAATTTGATTTTCAAGTAACAGGTAGTCTGCCTGCTGTTGATTTTTTAAGTATTAAAAATGATATAGTGGAAAATACCCGTTATACATTAAAAGAGAATGCAGAAACTTCAAAATTAACTTGTATCGCAGCAGATGCGATTATAAATAACGGGGGCGGCGGATATGCTTTAAACTTACAGATTTCGACAGATGGAACAACGTGGACTGATTATATCCCATATACATCTATTGCTAACAAATTTGTTGTAGATGTCAGCAGAATTCAAATAAATACTATAGAGGAGTAATTTGTGGATTATACACAATATTTAGAACAATTAAAAGAATATTACGCAAATTTACTAATTATTCAGTACAATGGAAAACCCAAAGCAACACAAACAATTATTACATTAGTAAAATTATTATGGGCATCCATAGTTTTACTTCAAATCAGAGATGCATTTAACTGGAAAACAGCATTTGGGAAACAATTAGATATCATTGGTGCATGGGTTGGAGTAACGCGGTTTTATAATGGACAGTTATTTTATTTTCGCCCTTGGTTTTCGTTGATTGACTGGAATTCGGAACCAGATAACTTGCAAGGCGGTTTTTCAACATACAAGAATATTGAAACGTTAGAAGGCGGATTTTTAACATATGAAAATATTTTACCCACTCAAAACAGATTAAGTGATGAAGCTTTTAAAACAATGATTGGTTTAAAAATCATAAAAAATAGTATACCTACTACATGCAAATCTATTGACAATGCTATTTGGGAATATTTTAACGGAAGTGTATATACTACCTGGGATGTAAAAACTCTGACTTATTATTATAAGAGTGAGTTAGCCGAAGTAATAGAAGTAGCTAAAGAAAAAAATGTTTTACCTGTTCCGACAGGTGTACATATTGAGTTAAAGGAGATTATAGAAAATGCCTAAATTACCAAGAGTAACAGCAAAAATATTTGCAGGAAATGCCCCGGAAAATGATTTAGGACAATTCGGGTCTGCCAAAAATGGTACTAAAATAACCAATAATGATATTTCAGTCTTACAAGAATTACCAGCATTTACACAGGGTTGGAGTTCTGCGGTTATATCAAACAGAAATTATCCGACACTGCAAGAAATGAACTCGGTTCAACGTATAGCTTCACAACAAATCGCTTATACTCTACAAAATGGTATGCCTGAATGGGATGAGAACACTACATATTATACTAATCAGTTTTGCAGAGTAGGAAAAGATTTTTACTGTTCTAAAATAGACGATAATACCGGAAATAATCCACAATTAGCAACAAATGAATGGGAATTATGGTCAGGTGGTGGTGGCTCTGGCGGAGCTTCCCGTAACATCGGCGAAACCGTATTTTCTCTTTTACCACTAACCGACGCAGGTTTGCATATGCTAGATGGTTCTTTATTACCAGGTGCAGGTAGTTACAGAGCATTTGTACAATATATAGCTAAACTTTATGGTGATGGGACAAATATCCCTGCTTATTTCACTACCGAAGATGAATTTCAAACATCTGTTGAAAAATATGGAGTTTGCGGCAAATTCGTATATGATAGTAATGCAAACACTGTAAGGTTACCTAAAGTTACAGGTATAGTTGAAGGAACACTTGACCCGAACGCATTAGGTGAGCTTGTGCAAGCAGGTTTGCCAAACTTACAGCTTAGTATAAATTCAGCAGGAGCTCATACGCATACACGCGGCACTATGAATATTACCGGGAGTTCTGTTTATACTGATAGTTTTCCAACCGGTACTTTTTCAGGCGCTTTCTATAACGGCCAACAAGGTGTAGGTAAAGAAGGTGGCGGCGGTAGCGCTTCTAGATATAGTTCATTAAATTTCGATGCTGCACGAAGTTGGACCGGTAATACATCATCAGCTGGAAATCATACCCATACTGTAACCAGTGGTAACAGTATA